TCACCGAGCTGCTGGGCACTGAGAACGAAGAGGACCTCATGCCCACCACCATCATCGAGGACGTGTATAAGAATCTGCGCGAGGACCATCCCCTGCTGCAGGCCATCAACTTCCAGTATGTCGGCTTCATCACCAAGTGGATTCTGAACGACCACACTGCTGACACCGCTGTCTGGGGCGAGATCACCGACGAAATCGCCAAGGAAATCAAGTCCGCGTTCCGCGTCGAGACTATCAACCAGTTCAAGCTGTCTGCGTTCGCTATCATCGAGCACGGTATGCTGGACCTGGGCCCTGCTTTCCTGGACGGCTACATCCGCACTTGCCTGACCGAGGCTCTGACTGCTGGCCTGGAGCTGGCCATCGTCGCCGGTACTGGTGTCAATCAGCCTGTCGGCTTGATGAAGGACATTCACCAGGGCGTTTCCTTCAACTCCGAGACCGGCTACCCCAACAAGGCAGCTGAGGTCGTCACCGACTTCACCCCTGCCACCTACGGCGAGCTGGTCGCCAAGCTGGCAGTCACTGAGCGCGGCAAGAAGCGCAAGGTCGGCTCCGTCTGCATGGTTGTCAACCAGACCGACTACCTGACCAAGGTCGTTCCCGCTACCACCGTGCTGAACGCTGCAGGCAACTATGTTCGCGACCTGTTCCCCGTTCCTACCACCGTGTACGTTTCCAACGCGGTCGAGGATGGTCAGGCTATCCTGTTCCTGAAGGACGAGTACTTCATGGCAATGGGTGGCTCCAAGAACGGCGTGATCGAGTATTCCGACGAGTACAAGTTCCTGGAGGACCAGCGCGTCTTCAAGATTAAGCAGTACGGCTTTGGCAAGTGCTACGACAACACCGGCGCACTGCTGCTGGACATCTCCGGTCTGGAGCCTGCCTACATCACTGTCAAGAATCACGAGGTTCCTACCGCCTGATTCTTCTCTGAAAGGAGTGACCGGGCATGAATGAGCTGCTGACCGCACAGGTGAAGCGAAAGCTCAATATCACCTGGACCGATGAGGACACCAACGACCGAGTCGCTGAGATCATCGCGTCTGCAATCCCCTACCTGCTCCACAGGCTGGGGATTGCGGACCCGGATTTCGACTTCGCGGAGCCTGGTCTGGAGAATACCCTTTTCCTGGCCTGGTGTCTGTATGAGTACAACCACACCGTGAACGAGTTCGACGACAACTACGCGAATCTGATTGCGATTGTCCGACACCGTCACGAGGTGAAGTACTACCAGGAGAACGAGGTGGAAGCCGATGGCGAGACCTAAGTTTTCCCGTTTTAATGACGGCGTGGTCCATATCTACCGGGAGAAGGACCGCCGTAGTAACTTCGCAGCGAAGGAAAATGTCTCCACCCTGGACGACATGGACTTCATCGCGAAGCTGGACTTTGAAGAGTCATCTAAGAGGGAGCAGGACCTGGCCTTCGCTGAGCAGGCCGGTTTCTCTCTGAGTCTGAAAATCCACACCCGGTTCCTGGCCGCTGTGGACAATAAGTGCAAGGCCGTCATCGACGGGTACCTGTACGACGTGTCCTATGTGGATAAAACCAGGACCGAGATGTGGCTGTACATGGAAGGGGTGAAGCCCATTGCTGACTGAGATCGAGAGCAGGCTGCAGGAGTTCGGCCTGCCGGTCTACTACGGCATGGTGGACGACAAGCAGCGCGAGATGGTCTGGAACTATTTCGTGTTCAACAGACGCACCCTGAAGCACCCCGGCAACAAAACCGGTGAGTCTGAATACTTTGACGTGCATATCGTCCGGGAGAACTACATCCCGGAGGGCGAGGCGGACCGGGTCATAGAGGCCCTGTGCGCCCTTCCTGGTGTACGTCGTACCGCTGAGGACTGCACCTTCCAGTACTCCCAGAAGCCCAACACCAACGTGGTGGTGGAGCTGCTGACTATCCCCTTCGTGAGAGCGAGGAAATAACGATGTCTTTCCACTTAGACGTGTACCAAATGGACCGGCTGATTTCTGCGCTGCATGACTTTGAGGGTGACACGGAAAGTGCCATCAACGACGTGCTGCATAACGAAGCAGGCGACCTGGCCCAGGAGGCTATCCGCCGCCTTATGCCGACTTCCGGTAAGAGGTGGAAAGGGAAAAGACCGCCTGCAAAGACCAGTAAGTCCATGCGAAACGACAAGGCAAATCTGGAAGTCACGGTCCGAAATACAAGTTACTACGATTATTTGTATTTCCCTAATGATGGTTCCAACACCCGTCGCCACGCAGGACAGCAGTTCTTCTTTGAACGTGGCGGTGAAAGTGTTGTGGATGACATTATCCGCAGGTGCATCGACAGACTGTCGTTCCTGTGAATTAAACTGTAAAGGAGGGCATTTCTATGAATGCTGTTTTTTCCGACTTTGAACTGGACCAGATGGGTCTGAAGTTCGACGGCAGTGACGCATACGTCCCTGTCAACTGCGTCGGCTCCTGTGAAGAGGAGATGGAGACCAAGAAAATCTCCAAGATGTGCCGAGGCGTGGTCGCCAAGACCCGCACCAAGGGCACCGGCGCAGGCACCCTGAAGATCACCGCTCACGTCCCCTGGGCCGTCTATACTGAGGCCTACGGCATGGAGCTGGATACCCTGAAGGAGGGTGTCAAGGCCTACGGCCAGAACTCCCGCCATAAGGAGTTCGGCCTGGTCATGCACATCATGGACGAGGATGGCAACGAGAAGCTGAAGGCCTATCCTAAGTGCATCATGTCCAACGGCGTGACCCGTAAGATCAAGAACGGCGCGGAAGAGGTCGCGGAGATGGAGCTGGAAATCTCCGTCATGCCTGACGAGCACGGCAACGGCGTGTACGAGGCTGTGGTCTCTGAGCTGACTGACGAAACCGTCAAGACTACCTGGATGACTGCCTTCACCCCTGAGCTGGTGCAGGTTGAGTCCGCCTGAGAGGTGAACACCTATGAAGGCAAAGGTCCTGAAGTCCTTCCGCGATAAGCACACCGGTGAGATTTACAAGGCAGGCAAGGTCCTGACCATCTCCCGTGAACGCTTCGAGGAAATCCTGACCGTCGGCCCTCTGGTCGAAGAGGTCAAGGCCAAGAAGAAGGCAGCGGAAACTGAAGACTGACACACACGAAGGGACTGCCTGAGGGCGGTCCCTTTTTCGTGACAAAAGGAGGAATCCCAAATGAGCAAGAAAGCTCTTGCAACCCGATATACGTTCGAGTTCTACGACGGCACCACCTGCGAAATGACTCTGTCCTTTATCGCGCTCAAGCGTCTTGCCAGTAAGAACAAGAAGCTGTACGAGCGCACGATGAAGGTCATGTCCGACGGCTCCAAGGATGAGTTCGACACCCTGGCCCTGCTGTACGGTGCGTATATGTGCGCCAACCTGGACGCTGAGACCGTGCTGACCGAGGACGAGTTCATTGAGCTGTGCGGCTGTGACCGGTATGCCGTCAATGAAGCCATCCAGAAGATGACCAACCCAAAAAACCGGACGGCTTCCGCCGCGCCTTCAAACTAAGAACGCACGGACGGAAGCGAAACGGCATCAAGCCTCCGAACTTCAAGCTGGAGACCATAGAGGACTACTACACCTATTATGTGCTGATTCTTGAAGTGCCGGAGCATATTTTCTGGTATGCGGACTATGCCTTCGTCCTGACCGTCGTGGCCAACAAAACGGCATACGACGGCTGGCTGGCATACGTGACCGAACGTGAACGGGAGAGCAGAAAGAAAAAGAGGTGATTAGCCTATGGCGAAGAACGAGGCAAAAATCCGCTTTACGGCGGAAACCTCTGAATTTAATGCCTCCATCAAGAGAGCGAATAATGAAATGTCGAAGCTCCGGTCGGAGCTGAAACTGAATGAGACCCAAATGAAGGGCACCGGCGCGTCCGTGGAGGCCCTGGAGGGCAAGCACCAGATTCTTGCCTCCCAGCTGCAGGCCAGCCAGAGCAAGGTCGAGGCCCTGAGCCAGAAGCTGGAGACTGCCCGAGCCATCTTCGGTGACAACTCCGAAGAGGTCACCCGCCTGGAGCGGCAGCTGGCCAACGCACGGACCGAAGAGGAACGTATTCAGCAGGCTATCAGCCAGGTCAACACAGAGCTGAAGCAGCAGCGAGACGCAGCGGCTCGCGCGGAATCTGCTACCGGCCAGCTGACCGCTGAGATCAATCAGCAGGAGACCGAGCTGAAGCAGCTGAAGGATGAGTACGTCGAGACCGTCCTGAAGTTCGGTGAAGCGTCCGACGAGGCGAAGCAGCTGGAGAGCAAGATTTCCCAGCTGTCCGGCGAACTGTCTGAGAACAAGACCAAGATGGATGCAGCGGCTGACGCTGCTGACCGTCTGGCCCGTGAGGCGGACGACGCAGGCGACGCTGCGCGGAACAGTGGCGACGGCTTCACCGTGGCCAAGGGTGCCATCTCTGACCTGGTGTCTGAGGCCGTGCAGATGGGCATTGAGAAAATCAGTGAGTTCATCGGCTGGCTGAAGGAGCTGCCTGAGGCAACCCGTGAAATCCGGCAGGACATGGCCACTCTGGACACGTCCTTCCAGGACATGGGCTTCTCTACTGAGCAGGCGAAGAACACCTGGAAGGATATGTATACCATCTTCGGTGAGGATGACCGCGCCGTCGAGGCCTCCAACCTGGTCGCCAAGATGTGCGATAACCAGAAGGAGCTGAACGACTGGGTCACCATCACGCAGGGTGTCTGGGGCTCTTACCAGGACTCCCTGCCGGTGGAAGGTCTGGCCGAAGCGTCCAACGAGACGGCCAAGACCGGCCAGGTGACCGGTGTCCTGGCAGACGCACTGAACTGGAGCTCTGGGCGGCAGATATGTTCTC